ATGCATAGTTCAACTTATAGTGAATTAATGGGAGTTATTGATAACTGTCCAGATGATTTGATTTTTTATCACTACTGTTCTTCAGATACATTTTTAGCGATTTGCACTGGAAAAAAATTAAGATTTTCAGATATGAATAGCATGAATGACTCTTTAGAAGGGAGTTGGGGATATGATTTACTTATTGAAGTTGGAAATAAACTAATTTCTGAAGAAAAGATCTCAATAGAATTTTTAGAACAACTTGATGAGATATTACATTTTTCAAGCTTCCAATATCTAAAGCTAATATGTTGCTTATCTAAAGATGGTGATGTATTGAGCCAATGGCGAGCATATACAAATGATGCAACTGGTTATTGCTTAGGCTTCTCTGCAAAAGATTTACTCAAAATGCCGATTAGAATCTTAGATGTTATTTATGATTTAGAGAAACAAAATGAGAATCTTTCAACAATTCTTTTGACTCTTAATAAATTGTTTAAATCAAACGACAAAAAGGAAAATGAAGCATTTACTGAATTAAGTCATGAATTGTCAGTAAACTTGGCACGTTTTAAAAATCCTGCTTTCAAAGAAGAACTTGAAACTAGATTAGTTCACGTTGCTTTGTTAGATATTTCTGATGAAAATAATCCTAAGTATAGGTTTGATAACGGCTTTGTTGATGGAGAACCAGTTACTTATTGTATTAATTATAGAATGAATACAAGTGTACCTACAGCCTATATAGACTTTGATTTTTTCCACAATGAGATAAATCCAATTAAAGAAGTAATACTTGGACCTAAAAACAATGCTCATCCAATGGGAGTTGTACTTGCTATGAGTACAATGGGGTTAAAAGATGTAAAGGTGAAGCGTTCTGAGGCGTCTTATCGCTAATCAAAGCTTCATTACATTGAAATTAATTTGAGATTTTAGATATGTCAAATGAGCGTGATATTGCAAAAATTGCAGGTTATATACTGAGAGAAGCATTTGTTAAAACAGCGCTCATAGAAACTGTACTTTATGTTGAGAAGGACATGCTTTTTCGAAAAACACCCAATGGTGAGGTAGTTTTTATTAAAGAACTAATTCGAGATCATATTCCGAATAGAGAAATTAATCGGAAGGGAATTTTTAAAGTTAAAAAGTTGGTAAATAAGCCACGCAGATTTGTGTAAGCTTGCTTGCACGCAAATCGAGTAGTGGTCGGATTTGCGCATAACTTATCTTATGTTACTTAGGATACTCAGCAACGTGAATTATAATCGTAGATATTCACGTTGCTGAGCTGTAGCTGCAAACAGTATTGCGTAGGCTACAGTCTCAGATATCCTATTTAACATAATATACATTATGCGAAATGGTATATTTATGCCTTTGTTTGTGTTGGCTTTTTTACCATTTCAGCACCCATTTGCGTGCAATGTGGTTTGTGAGCACCCAACTCTAAATATCGTGATGCTGGTTTAAACTTAACGCCACAGTCAGCGCAAACAACTGATTGAAAATGATTTATATTGATCATAGCGATTTAATTTCCTGTTTCTTCACATTGAAATCTAACGCCACTAACACAGCCTTTGGCTGTTTACCTGTGAAATCCCAATCAAAGATCATTGCAGCCTCGGCTGGTACCTTCTGGTGCATGTAATCATTAAAGAACTGAGAGCCTTTGATTTTATATTCGGTAGATTTGAATCCGATTGCACCTTCTTCAAGTTCACGCTCAGAGTAATTCTGTAATACAGTTACAACCGTGTTTGAGTACTCGATTGTTTTGCCATTATCGTCTTTAAAGTCTCCAGCAGACTTACGGATGCCTGTAACTGTCATAATTGGATGTTGTGAATTATTCATAGCTCACCTATGCAAGTTTTAAATAGTTAAATTGCGAAACTGGCGGTTCATACCAGTCTGGCAACTGCTGTGAAAAGTCGATTTCTACGAGCTTCATGAAAGGAATGACATTTGATGACTTGTTGTCATGCAAGTTCTGTAAATACGCTTTAGAAAAACCGCATTCACATAATTCTGAAATCTGTCTGTAAAATGTTGTTTTAGGGAGCATTTTTGCAAGCTCTTCCAAACCATGTTCGCGTATGAGACAGAATGTTGCGTAAATATTTCGGATACGTGTTTGGGAAACCTTCCCACTGTTTGTAACAACTACTGGGGATTTAGATATGGCTTCAAGAACACTTTTATCATCGGTTAATTTCATAGTTTGACCCCTTAAGGCTTCAAATATGCTATGAGTTGCTTTAGTCCAAAGTGCTTGTAATATCTCAGGGTTTTCACGCTGAAATCGAATAAGTTCGAAAAGATTAACTGGAATACCAGCACGTTCAAGCCAACGTTTTTTTAAACGTGCTTCAAAACGCATAATGCCAACAGTCCAATTAATCAAACGACTATCAGACATTACATTCACGACACGCATTGCAGCTTTATCACACTTCTTAGCCAATGCTTGTTGTTCCTTGAACTCTTCCATAAACTCATTATGTTTCAAGTAACATTTGATATTAATCAAACGTGAATGTTGCCCGCCCCAATAAATTGTATTATCCATCTGCTTTTGACTAAGTTGCGTCTGACCATTAGTCACGCGACGCATGAAGTCATGCAATTTCTTAGCTGTATTCTGATCACCAACACGTACATAGTAAGTCACATCAATGTGTGATACCCATGCAGTAGTCCAGTCAATCATGCGAGCTAACGTTGGATAAGCTTCATAAAAATACCCAATCATCTCCATAGCCCCTAATTCAATATCGTCATCACCAAACACATTATGACCTTGGCGGAGCTTTGCAGGACTAGCCTTGATCTGAATATACGGTGCATAAGACGAATCAAAAAAACACTTTAGAGACATGCCAGTAAAACTGGTCGGAACTGATTCGTATGGGTGAAATAAAGATGATGCTGTAATCGAGCCGTCATCATTCTTGTGAACTGCCCTGCTTGCCAATGGAATATCCAAGCTATGCAAATCAACATCTACAAAAAAATACTCACCACTTTCACTCAACGAGTAAAAGCTTGATTCAAAGTGAGCATTAATACAGAGATGATCGAGCATGTAAATCACAAATTCACAAATCATTTTAGGAGGATAAAAACATAAATCACATATAAACACAAGCACAAATCACAAATTCATTTAGAATTAAATTATTTTATAAAAGGAATATGTGATGGCTAAGACATTTCGTTTCACTGATGAGGAAGAACACGCATTAAATGAAATTGCATTGAAGCTAAATAGAGACTTAGTGAAAGCTGGTAAGAAACCGCTTAGAGATACAGAAATATTCCATGAAATCGTTAAACAGACACTTATCGACGGAATTATCGAAGTGTCGAGAGACGGTGCTATAAAAGTAGAAACAAAAAAATAAAACGAGGGTCATTAAGCCATTAATTTCCCAAATTTGGGACTAGAGTCCACCACCAGAAGACGTGGACTCCCCCAACCTTTCAAATTCGCATAATGCAGATTGATGTTAAAAAGCCCCGTGAGACTGCGTAATCTTCTCACTGGGGCTTAGTAACATAATCTGTGCATCACATTATGCGAACAATTATATAGTTTAAACTAATCCCTAGTTATTTCTATCTTTCAGATCTAAAGCTCTCTTTACGTAGCTTTGAAAGTTATTTGGCTAAACATCACTATCTGAGCATAAATATGAAATTCATCTTTCTCTATTTAGCTTTACATAGCTAACATAATTTTATTGATCACTGTATAGCTTTTCTTAGAATCTTTGCTGCACTTAAATTTAGATGGTCGTCCTTGGCTAAAGAATTAAAATTTAAATTAAATTTCAGATGAACCATGCTCCTTACTACTCAATTAAATTCTTTCAGAAGTAATTATTTCGCATAAAAAAGAAGCCATACAGCAAAACAGAAGGCTGCAATACAAAAAAGAACAGCAAATAATATATCCGTCCATGTAGTAGGCGGAAAATCCACAACACTCAACGCCAATTGTGAAAAATCTAATGTCATATTTTGCCAATCCATCTGAGTTTGAAAATTTTAAATCAATAACTTAGATCATTTTTTATGATCGTAAGGCATAAAATGCCAATTGTTACCCCTACAATTCTGAAAATATAAAATCGTGGGCTGTTTTTCACATTCCGATTTAATTGATAGCTCTCTACCTTCAGAAATTTCCTATCCATTTTACAGCCACTTACCTTTTGCGGTGCCTGCGACACTATGCAACCGCGTCGTGCTCGCTACGGCACCGCTTCAATCACGTTTTCCTTACAAACTCCAGTAAACATTCTGAACGTTCACTATCAATTTTTTTTTTAACATCTTCATAATAAAAGGCAGTGCCCGTCTAAAGAATTGTCGAAGTGTCTAGACTACGCCTTGAGACACTCATATTTTACGGTAAATCAAAAGTTTATCACGATGTGTCTCAATTCCCCTGAAGACACTTCTTTGAAACGCAACGTCACAACATATAGACGGTTTTTGTAATCAAAGGAAAGAAATTCATAATTGGTTCGCGCCATTCACTGGATTACGTTCTAAGCCTTCCTGAACATAGTTATTAGCCTGATAGGCCTGATTAGTAGCAACTTGCTGAACTGCTTGTTGTACAGGTTGTTGTACGGACTGCTGAGCGAAGTAATTAAACGGACGATCTCCCTTAATTATACGTTTGCAATCGGACTGATTAAGGCCGTGAATAATCGTACCTTGTTGAGTATATCCGACTAACTTACCGTGACGATCTGTCATACATCCAGACAACACAGGCTTTGCAGTAACTTGATAGGTTACCGTTTCTTGTATCTTTTCGGCTGATTCAAAAGGCTTAGACGGGTCATAACTTACTTGTTGTACAGCAGGCCCAACTGACTCACCATTTTTAGTTAGGCGGTTAAAATATTCCACGCATTCAGGCTTATCTACATTTACACCCTTTCTACATTCTTCATCAGTTAGCTTTGACATAACACCTAGTTTATCTTTGCTCTCTTCTTTTGTTTTCTGTGCTTGTGCTGCATCAGACTTCTGAGCAGTAGACATTTGATCTACTTTTGTTTTCGTGCCTTTAGCCAAGAATGCAACAAGTAAACACGCGATTATGACAACAAAAACCAAGCCCCCAATAAAACCCCATAACTTAACATTAAAATTATAGTTACGCCCTGAAGCTATTCCGTCTTCAGTAGATTTATATAGCTTGTGATATTTCTCTTCGATTGTATAAACAAACTCATCATAAGCCTGCTGTTTAATCGATTTAGTAATGCTGTTATAAACCTTAGTGAAACAATAACATTTGGTTGTTTTAGCCCCTACAACTTCAAGCCAAAAGTATTGAGTAACAAGATTACGTACATCACTGTTTACTAACGCAGGATTAGGACTGATAAGCCATAAATCTAAACGCTGATGTCGAATCATTGTAAGGTCTACAATCTCACTATCCCTACGGCTAGAGAAATGTTTACTAAACTTCTCATGCTTCTGCACCTCATCAATAATAACAAGGCTATCAGGTTCACATTCTCGCCAATCATCAGGAAGCGGTGTAATACCTTCAGCTAATTCAGCATGTGCACGAATATTTGAATAAATCTTTTTATATTTACCGCTTTTTTTTACTTCTTCTTCAACTTGTTTAACATACAAATAAGACTTACCCGCACCGATCTGACCACATACCAATCGGAACGTACCGCCAGCAGATTCACTCATTATTTTTTCCTCAAAGATAAGCTGCCTTGTTTAATTGTCATCAAGAAAACAGCTACAGAAACAAATCCACTTAATGCGTAATCAAGACCACATATCCCCATAAAATTAAGTAGGTCAGCAGAGACGCTATTAACTGAATTAATTAATCTTTCAAATGCAACCCTTATTACAGCTACAACTGATAAGTAAGAAACAACCGATAAACCCGCACCAGTCAGAACCTTTTGAACAGAGTTTTTTAAAAGCCACTCGGTTAACTTCGCCAGAAATTTAAGCATTAGACAGCTCCATTTCTTAAAGCAAACAACAGGTAAATAAGACAGCCAAGATGACTAATACCGATAATATAAGGCCGTGCAATTTCGCCATAAGTGCAAAGAATTGAGGGGTCAGCATCAAAAGCCATTTGACCAATACCGTAATCAAATACAACTGATTCAGGCATAAAAGGACACGTTTGCCCAAACTTCACATAATCAACATGCTGATAACCGGGTAAATCCTCATCTTGTACTTCAAACTTTTCGTCCTTTAGTTCTGGTTCATCCTTCATCCATTGATCTGTTTTTTTCCAGTCGTCATACCATTTACAAACCGTAAAAGCCCATTCGCAGAAAACAGGAAATTGAATAGATAAAGATTGTCCACCAGTTGGATTTCCGTCTGGGTCTTTAATAGGTTCGGCTTTACCATCAGCAGTACCACCATCGGTACGCCATGAACGATCATTCATAAAAGGCTTATCTGATAATGGCGGTGTTTTATAGCGGGGATCGCCAAAAGGCGCTGGTTGCCCATCTGGTGTTAATGGAGCATTTTTAATTTGATAATCCATATCATTGGCTAATTCATCACCAACACCATTACCAGCATGACTATAAGAATCAGCTACAGATTGATCCATTAAACCCGTATTAACTTTACTATCAACAGTTGAATCTACAGGATCATGATAACCTTCACCCATCATTGCAGCCCCGAGCAATTCTGGAGTCAAAGGAATGATTTGATCTGGTGGTTTAGGTGCATTTGGGTCATAAATTGGGTTAACAATACGTTGATAACCCCAATTAAATGTTTCGTTGGCATCTGTTGGAGAACGCTTAATAATACATTTTGCATCCCTTTGTCCGACTTCAGTCGGTCCCCAATTATAAGGAGTAGCTGAAACAAGTATCCAACCATAGCCTTGAGCATTACGAGTACAAATATCTGTAGCAGCTTGACTATTGGTGCCAAACTTTTTTGTAACCGCAAAAGAAGTACTCTGATAGTAATATTGCAATCTAGGATCGTTTGGATCGTTCGGTTCTACAGGCTTTTTCTTTACATATGCACCATCTTCCATTACCCAGCCAATTGCTTCAATAAGCTGAGTCACAGCCATAACCCCAACCATTTGTACGCCTGGATTCTTTGCATAAAAAGCCACGCGTTTAAACATTGAAGAGCCTACTTTAGAAGCAGTTGGCGAAGCTTCAGCAATGGCAATTTTGGTAACTGTTTTACTCTTAGCTGTTACTGGATCTGTTTCAATAAATGATCTAGCAGATCGACCATAGACACGTCTTGCATAATCTTCACGATTCTGCTGTAGCTTAATTTCACGTTGAAGCCACCAATCACCATCATCAGTTGCATGAGACTCAACAGTGAATAAAGCAAGACAGATTAGTAATAAACGTATAACCATACTATTTCCCCGACAAGACGATCCACAACGCAAGAGCCACAACAATGATGTAATAGACGGTCACTTCGCTTTTCTCCAGTTATGAAAAAAGCTGGGTGCGGTGCGTACAGCTGTGCGCTCCTCCCAGCTTTTTTCTATTGTCAATTAACGAAGCATTGACAATGCTTTGCGGATTCCCCAACCAACGTATGTCGGTACAGCTTTCAAGCTACCCGCTGAAAGAAGACCCGCAACAATCGCAACACCAGCCAAGCCAGTAGTTAAGTCAATAGTTGTATCCCCTTCAGCAGCAAAGGCAGTTGCAGTTGTAGCAATTACTACACCCGCAGTCATCACGGCACGTTTAGCAGCAGTGAGCACCTTTTTAGTTTCTTGGTTAGTGTTTGGAGTTTGTTCTTTATTGTCCAT